GAGTGCTATCTCGCGGTCATCAATCGCAAGCCCGAGTCGCAGACCGAGATTGCCCGGAAATACGGAGTAACCCGAGCCGCCGTGAGCAAGGTCATCGTTTCCATCAAGGACGATTTGGATTTGCCGACCGCTCGGCACATGAAGTCTGACACCGCCCGAGAATCATATCGAACCCGCGCCCTGCGGATTCACAAAGAAAGAAAATCAAATTTATGCAAAACACCGAACTCCAACTCGTATCACCGTCTCTCGACCTCGCGATCTGCCTTGATGCAGACACTTGCGCCCGTGAGCTAACCCGCTGCGCCGACGAAGCCGACCGCTGCGCTGCCCTCGCTCAAGCCGGGGCCGAACTCGCCATCCGTCACGCATGGAACGCAGGGGCCGTCTGCTTGAAAGCCAAGGAGCTAATCACTCACGGCGAGTTTCAAGCATGGCTGGAAGCTAACGCAGGCGAGCGCGGCTACCGCACTCTGGCAAAGTGGATGAAGCTGGCAAAAGTGAATCTGGATGCACTTTTGGCCGACAACCCTACGCTCAAAGGATTGCAGGACGCTTACGTTGCCGCCGGGGTCTTGCCCGATGCGGAGCCAAAGCAGGACACCGGAGAAGGCGACAAGGTAAAGCCGCCCTTCGTGCTGAACTTTAAGACGGACTACAAGCACGTTTCGGAGTGGAGCCGCGATGCCGCCCGAGACTTCCTTTACGAGTTTGACCGCATTGCGCGGACAGCCGTGCAACTCAAAACGGAGTTCGGACTGTGAACGAACCGCGAGCGAACCCGACCTTTTCCATGATGATCTTTTGCTTTGCCTCGCTTGGCTTTGTCTGGTCGGTCGAGGCATTCGTAAAGGTCGCGCTGCGGGTGCTTGGCCTTTGACAGTTTGGCACAAGCATGGCGCGTTCCGATTTCTTCGGCTTACCGACCGCAACTCTTGAGGAGTTGCGCGACGAATACGTTGCCGCGATCAAAGCCGTGGCGGTCAACGGCGTGAGCTATTCTATCGGCGGGCGGTCACTCTCCCGCGCTAACTTAACAGAGATGCGGAACACACTCGGGGATGTAATGACCGCGCTGGCCCGCGCGTCCGGTAGCCGCCGCCGCACCGTCTTGGCCGACTTCTCCGGGGTGCGCTCATAAAGCCGATGAATTTAGTCGATCAGACCATTGCCCTGTTCTCGCCCCGCGCGGCCCTGCGCCGGGAGGTTGCCCGACAGAAGCTGACCGCCTTCAGCCGCTTCGATGCGGCCAAGATTTCCCGCGCCCGTCCGCAGGCCCGCCGTAATATGCCCGCCGAGCAGATCGGGGGAACGACCGAGCGCATCCGCTTGATGAATCGCGCCCGCGATCTGGATGACAATTTCTCGACTGTTCGCGCAATCCTCACCCACTTCGTCATTCACACGACAGGCTCGCTCGCTTACCAAGCCCGCACGGGCGACACGGGCCTTGATCAACAGGTCGAAGCCTACCTGCGCGAGTGGTTCCGCAACTGCGACATCACCGGACGTCATAGCCTGCAATGCCTTACGCAGTTAGTCTTTCGTTCCGTGCTGGTCGATGGCGATTGCGGCGTCTTGGTCACTCGGCAAGACGGCGAGCTAAAGCTCCAGACCGTGACCGCCGACCGGATCGGCAAGGATACTGACCTCGATTCGCTCGATCCTTTCTACGTTGGAGGCATCACGATTGACGGTGTGGGCCGTCCGCTTTCCTATCGCGTCTTCTCCCGCGACAAGTTTGGAACTTACCGCGACCCGCAGGACATCGACGCCGAGATGTTCTGTCACGTGGCAAACTTTACCCGCCCCGACGAATACCGGGGCCGTTCGGCCTTGGCTGCGATCCTCGATGACGCGCAGGATGTTAGCGATCTGATCGAATACGAGAAGTTGGCCGCTCGATGGGCATCCTCACAGGCAGGGGTGATCAAGACTGATTTCGGCGCGGACGAGGAAATGGCCTCTGTCCTGCGCGGGGATAAAGACCAATTCGGCAACGACACAAAGCTGACCGCCCTGGAGCCGGGGCGCGTGAACTATCTGAACACCGGGGAGTCGATGGAGATGTTCAAGTCTGGCGACCGTCCCGCTGCCGCCTTCGCCAACTTCGTGCAATACATCGAGAACCGGATGTGCCGCGCGATGGGAACTTCCGCTCGCGTCATGCTCGACCGCCCGAGTGCGGGACCGGAAGCGCGCAAGGATTTACGCCAAGCCGAACGGACGTTTGATTTTTGGCGGGGGCAGATGGAAACGCAGATGCTCAACAAGGTCGTGCGCCTTGCCCTCTTGGACGCAGCCGCCCGAGGCATCTTGCCCTCCAATCCCGAGGTCGTGCGCGGGGAATGGCAATGGCCGGGATCGGTCAGCATCGACGCAGGCCGTGACGCTCGCGCCGACATCGAACTCTGGCGCATGGGTCTGGCGACCGCTGCGGAGCTTTACGGCGAGGCGGGACACGATTGGCAGGCCAGCATGAGGCAGCGAGCGAAGGAAGCCGCATACATCCGCGAGCTATCCGTCGAGATGGATGTGACCCCCGCCGAGATTAGCAGCGGGGTGGAGTCCGTTGCGACCGATCCGAACCGCGCCCCGGTCGAGACTCCTGTTGCTGGCGAGCCGACAATTCAGATACCAGACGGAGAGCCTGCCGAATCGGTGCAGGATACCGCGCTCAACGGCGCACAAGTGCAAGCGTTGCTGGAACTGGCGCAGTCCGTAGCGAGCGGAGTCATCAGCGCGGAAGCTGGCAAGGCTATTGCTACCGCCGCCTTCCCCCTGCTTCCGTCCGAAATCATTGACCGAATCTTCGACAACATCGAAGCGGGAGAAATCACACCGGAGCAAATCCGCGAGGCGGGCCGCGCATCAGAGTTCAGCGACAAGACGCGCTTGGCCCCGCCCGAGAAATACGCACACATCGACTTTAAGCCCTCCGAGGCATTAGCGAAGGAAGCCGCGCTCGGTCTGGAGTGGCGCGCGGAATACAACCGGGGCGGCACGGAGGTCGGAGTCGCCCGCGCCCGCGATCTTTCCAACCGGACGAACCTTTCCCCCGAGACTGTCCGCCGCATGAATAGCTACTTTGCCCGCCACGAAGTCGATAAGCAGGGCGAGGGGTTCAGCCCCGGCGAGGACGGGTTCCCGTCTGCGGGGCGTATTGCGTGGGCCTTGTGGGGTGGCGATGCGGGACAGTCATGGGCCAGCGCACGCGTGACACAGATGGATGCCGCCGACGAGGGCGAAGGCTAATTTAACGGAGGCGATTGCTTCGACTGATCCTGCGGGATCTGGCAGGGGGGCGTAAAGCCCCCCGCCTCCACCTCGGACTTTGACAGTTTGCGCCAAATAATGAAACGCGCTTTTAATTGCGGCACAGGTTCTGGCGGATTTGAGCCGGGAAACGCTTGTGCTGGCGGCGGCGGTGGCGGAGGTGGAGGGGGCGAGGGTAGCGGAGGAGGAGGCGCGCGCGGAGAACGCTTGCGCGACCGCATCGAAGGAACTCAAGCAGAGGCAGACAGAGAAGTTGCTAAAACATCAAAGCAAGTCCGCGACATTAAAGCAAAAATTGAACAGATCAAACAACGCGATCCAAGCAACGCTGCAAAATCTTTGGAGAAGAAACTCGCGGAGAACCAACAAAAGCAAGCCGACATTGCTTCCAAGTTGCAAGCTAGCAACGCCCGCATTGCCGCGTTGAAGGCAAAACTGAAAAAATAGTCATGACCGAAACGCAAGTTCTCGACGAATTAGAAAAAGAATCGCAAGAGCAAGACGCCTTGCTGCGTGAACTCAAATCGCTTGGAGATCAGCTTGATGCTTTGGACAAGCAGGCGAGCTTTGACACTTCATTGCGAGACATGACCAAGACCGACCTCGCTATCCTCACGGGCGACATTGATGCCGCTGCGGCTACGATTAAAAACGTCTCCGTTATCACGGCGGGCGAAGCGCGCGGCCACGGGATGCAGATTGATGAGAAGACCCTGCTGCAAGTCAAAGCCGCTGCGGAGACTTACTCGGGCGGGCTGAAGGTAAAGACCGACCACTATTCCGGCTTCAACGAGATCGTAGGCGCGCTGAAGAATTTCACCATCGACGGCGATCAACTCCGCGCCGATCTGTTCCTGCTCAAGAATCACGATGCCACGGCTCGCATTATCGAGATGGCCGAACTGATGCCCGACACCTTCGGTCTGTCGATCAGCTTTAGCGGCGACCATGAAGAAGACGGCGACACGACTTTTGCCCGTTGCTCCGAGATTTATTCTGCCGATTTAGTCGATACTCCTGCGGCTAACCCCACCGGGCTTTTCAGTTCAAAGGTTGACAGCATGAAAACTGTCATGGACGAAAAGCAAATCGCTGACGCAATCGCCGCCGCCTTGGCCCCTGTCATTGCAGACATGTCTGCCTTGAAGGCCAAGCTCGCCGCTCTGGAAGTGGACGAGGAGAAGGAAATGACCGAGGACAAGCCCGAGGAAATGACCGAGCACGACAAGGACGAGAAAGAGATGAACGAGCATTATCCCGACAAGGATATGAACGCGAAGCTCTCTGCTGAACTCGCGGAACTCAAAGCCCTCGTCTCCAACTTTGGCGCGAAGCCCGTTGCTCCCGCCGTTGCCGCCGAGGTCAAGGCCGACGCGAAAGTCCCAACGAATTTCAACGAAGCCCTCGACCTCATCAAAGCCGAAGGCTTGAGCGGCACGGCAGCTACCAAGTCCGTCATCGCTCGCTACCCCGATCTTTACCTCGCTGCCCGTAACAGCGGCATCCGCACCCTTTAACCTAATAAAACACTATGGCCTCACAAGTTGATTCAACCAATCGTAGTTTCGTCGCAAACGCGGCGATCAGCGCGTTCCGCCTCGTCAAGCTACATACCACCGAAAACGAGGTTGTGGCCGCGACTAACGGAGCCGCCATCGGGTTCACACAGGACGATGCTTCGGCAGCGGACACCGTGAACGTCAAACTCTTTCATCCCACCTACCTCGCCACCGTTTCAGGCGCAGGCCTTGCTGCCGGAGCAATCGTTCACGCGATCGGTGACGGCAAGGTTGCCTCCGCTGGTGGCATTTCAATGGGATACGCGATCAACGCTGGCACGACCAACGACATCATCGAGATTAGCGTCCCGATGAAGCCAATGATCTAACCGACTACTACTATGGCATACGCAAACTCCAACGCTCTCCCTCGCGCCGAAATCAGCCAAGCTGTTTTCGAGGCGTCGAGCAACTCCAACGCCCTGCCGCTCATCGGTCTTGAGGTGCTTCCGATTTACTCGGTCGACGCTCGCTCCGGTGAATACGTCAAGATCGAACTCGGCGGCGGTGAGGCTTATAACCTCGACGCGCTGAAGACCGATCCCGGCACGAACCGCTCACGGGTGACCCGCCGCTTCACGACCGACAACTACGCGACCACCAGCTTTGAACTCGAAGAGCTTCTGCCCGACGAGACTGTTGCTGACCTTGGCCGCTACTTCGACCTTGAAGTTTCTTCCGCGACCTTCCTTAACAACAGCTTGCTCCTCTCGCATGAGCAGCGTGTTGCTGATCTAGTCTTCGGTTCCGGTGTTAGCGCGATCAGCGCAACCGCCGCCTACACCGCTGGCT